CTTTTCTAAAGATACAGTAGCTAAAGCATCGCAAATGTTTTTAAAAAGAGGTAATCAAGGACAAGCAACTTTAGAACACACAGAAGAAAAACTATCTGGAATGACTATAGTTGAATCTTGGTTAGTAGAGGATGAAGTACACGACAAATCTCGTAAGTATGGTTTAGATATGCCAATAGGTACTTGGATGGTTGCTATGAAAGTTGATAACGATGATATTTGGAACAACTATGTAAAAGAAGGTAAAGTAAAAGGTTTTTCAATAGAAGGCTACTTTGCTGACAAACTAAACAGACCACAAGATAAACAACAAGACCAATTAAGTGAAGATGATAAACTACTAAACCAAATAATAGATGTACTCAAGGAATCAGAGACCAACAAAAAGTAGAACTAGTCCACAAGGAGGTAAAAGAGGTTGTTTATGTAAAGACAATACTTATAACTCTAAATGTTGTAACGGAGATTTACAAAATCAAGGAATTGGAAATTTATCTGGAGGTTCAGAAATAGTAGAATTTTTAGCACAAGAAAACGAAAGTTTAATTTTACAAGAAAATAATTCTAATATAATAACATAATGGCAAATTTAAAAATATCACAATTACCAACATCAACAGCTTTACAAGGCGATGAAGCTATTGTAGTAGTACAAAGCAACACAACTAAACAATCAACAGTACAACACATACTAAATTATATTGTACCTACATCTGTTACAGTATCAAGTGGACAAACTGTAAACCTTTCAGATTCTACTTATGAAACAAGTGAACTAATTAGACTTACTTGGTCTGGTTCTAATGGTACAATGACTTTAAATTTACCTAGTGCTGCAAGTAATCAAAATAGAGTAATGAGATTTATATCTAATGGGGGATTTGCAACTGCAACAAGAGTAGAATTAACTCCTATTGGTGGAGATGAATTAGATGGTAGTACTTCTGCTTATGTGATAAACAAAACATTTGAAGGAATACAAGTATGGTCAGATGGAGCTGAATGGTTTATTATACAAAAGAAGGCTTAATAACGAATTTACAACAACAAATAACTAAAGTTGTTTAATAAAAAAGTAAATACTTAAAATTAATATATATGAACTCTAAAGAAACCCTTAACAAAGTTAAGACATTACTAGGTTTAGAAGTTCAGTTAGAGGAGAGAAAGTTGGAAAACGGAACTCGCTTTGAAGCTGATTCTTTTGAAGCTGGTAAAGAAATCTTTATCATAACAGATGAGGATGAAAGAATTGCAGTACCAAAGGGAGAGTACCTTTTAGATGATGGCTTTACAGTTGTTGTTGAAGAAGATGGTATTATCTCTGAAGTTAAAGAAGCAGTTGAAGAAGTAGTAGAAGAAGTTGTAGAAGCACCAGTTGTGGAAGAAGTTGAAGCTGCTGAAGAAGAAGAAGCAATGGATATGAGTAAAATGGAAGAAAGAATGAAATATCTTGAAGATGCTATGGAAGAATTAAAAGCCAAGTACGAAGATAAAGAAGACTTAAGTTCCGAAGAAGTAGAATTATCTACACAAGAAATTGCTAAACCAATTAAACACAATCCAGAGTCTAAAGGAGAATTAGAAATGAACCTTTACGCTCAAAACAAACCAATGAGTACTCAAGATAGAGTATTTGCTAAATTATTTAAAAACTAAAAATTAAAAACCAAAATTATGTCAAATAAAATAGACCTAGCAACAACAGTAAACATTACTAGCACTTATGCTGGAGAATTTGCTGGAAAGTACATTAGCGCTGCTTTATTAAGCGCTTCAACAATTGAAGACGGTGGTGTAGAAGTTATGCCAAACGTAAAATTTAAATCAGTAATTCAAAGAATTGAAACTGGAAGCTTAATCGCTGATGGTACTTGTGATTTTTCTGCAAGTTCAAATGTGAATTTAACTGAAGTAGTTATTCAACCAGAAGAATTCCAAGTAAACTTACAATTATGTAAGTCTGATTTTATCAACACTTGGGAATCTATCCAAATGGGATATTCTGCATTCAATCCAAACGGATTACCTACATCATTCGCTGATTATTTAGTTGGACACGTAGCATCTAAAGTAGCTGCTGCTAACGAAACTAATATCTGGACTGGTAATTTAGGTGGCGCACAAGCTGGAGAATACGATGGATTAGAAACTCTTGCTGCTGCTGATGCAACAGTATTAGATGTATCTTCGCCAATTGCTTTAACTGCTGCTAACATTATCGATGAAATGCAAAGAGTTGTGGATTTAATTCCAAATTCACTTTTCGGAAAAGAAGATTTAAAATTATACGTATCTAACAAAGCTGCAAAATTATACATCAGAGCTTTAGGTGGATTTACTGCTACTATTGGAGCTGCTGGTTCTGATAACAAAGGAACACAATGGTATAACAACGGAAGTTTATCTTTCGGAGGTATTCCAATCTTTGTAGCAAGAGGTATGAGCGACAACACAATGATAGCTGCTGAATCTAGTAACCTTTTCTTTGCAACTGGATTACTTAACGATTACAACGAAGTAAGAGTAATTGATATGACTCCAATTGATGGAAGTCAAAACGTAAGACTTGTAATGAGATTTACTGCTGCTGCTGCAATAGGAGTAGGTGCTGACGTAGTTTACTACGCTGGATAATTAAACTAAATAAGGGGAGGGTAAAACCTCCCTTTATATTATTAACTCAAAAAACTTAAATATATGTCTTGTGATATTACTGCTGGAAGATTAGAGCCTTGTAAAGACTCGGTTGGAGGGATAATAGCAATCTACATCTCAAATTACACAAGTGGTTTATTAGGAACTGCTACATTTGGAACTGATGATGAAATTACTGCTTTTGCATCTCCTTTAACTTTTTACAAATACGACTTAAAAGGAGCTAACTCTTTCGAACAAACAAACGAGAACTCAAGGGAAAATGGAACTTCATTCTGGACACAAACTGGAACTATAGTTTTAAAGAAACAAGACCTTGCAACTCGTAAAGAATTAAAATTATTAAGTTATGGTAGACCTCAAGTAATCGTACAAGATTACAATGGGAATTACTTTTTAGCTGGAATTGAAAATGGGTGTGAATGTGTTGTTAATACAGCTACTGGAGCAGCTATGGGAGATTTAAATGGCTATAACATAACTTTTACTGGAACTGAAAAAGCACCAGCATTTTTTGTAGACTCTGCAATTATTGGAGATACTACTAATACTGTTGTTGTAGTAGGAACTTAATTTTTATACATTTTTCTTAAATTAAGGGTATTCTTCGGAGTACCCTTTTTTTATATAAAACACTTTTGCCCTTTTTTTGTTATTTAAAAAAGCTTTTAATGATAATACTAACTACAAGTGCAACTGCACAACAATTAAAGTTTATTCCTAGAGAATATTCTGCTGATGGTATTGTTATTACAGACCAAGACACAAACACACCAGTAACATACTCTGGTTTAACATTTGCTACAAATAAATACTATTTACAAGGCAATGTAACGTTTAGTCCAGTCTTAAAAGAAGGAACATTTTATACACTATCTGTTTTAAATGGAACAAGCGTAGTTTATAAAGACAATATATTCTGTACAGACCAAACTATTAGTACATATAGTATCAATAAAGATGTATATACAGAAAACGCAACAACTAACGAATACGTAGTAATATGAGCGAATTTTTCGTAACAAAACTTGCAGCCTATACAGCACCAGAAGTTGTAGAGTTAAAAAATAAAGATTGGGTACAGTATGGAGTAGATAACGACTACTTTAATTACATAATTGATGTAAACAATAACTCAACGACTTGTAGAGCAATTACTATAGGTATTTCTAATATGATTTATGGTAAAGGTCTTGCAGCACACGATGCAGACAAAAGACCAGAGCAATATGCTCAAATGATGTCATTATTTAAGAAGTCTGATTTAAGAAAATTCATAAATGACTACAAAGTATTAGGAATGGCTGCATTTCAATTAGTTTATCAAGATGGTAGAGTAAAAGAAGTACACCACTTCCCAATGGAAACATTAAGAGCAGAAAAATGCAACGATGAAGGAGAAATAGAAGGTTGGTACTACTCAAATAACTGGGGTAACTTAAAACCTACAGAAAAACCAGAAAGAATACCAGCATTTGGGTTTGGTAAAGCAAATGGAGTAGAAATGTATGTTTTAAAGCCATACGAAGCTGGAAAGTACTATTATAGTAGTCCAGACTGGTCTTCTGCGATGCCTTACGCTGTGTTAGAGGACGAAATAGGAGATTACCTTATAAATGATTGTATAAATGGATTTAGTGGCACTAAAGTCGTTAATTTTAACAACGGAGTACCAGACCCAGAAAAAATGCAATCAATTAAGAGCGATGTACTAGGAAAACTAACTGGAAGCAGAGGAGAAAAAGTAATAGTAGCTTTTAATAACAACTCTGAATCTAAAACTACAATAGATGACATTCCTTTAAACGATGCTCCAGCACATTATCAGTATTTAGCTGATGAATGCTTTAGAAAGCTAATCGTTGGTCATAGGGTTACATCTCCAATGCTTCTAGGAATTCGTGAAGGAAACGATGGACTAGGAAACAATGCAGAAGAAATTAAGAACGCTACACAACTATTTGACAATATAGTTATACAATGCTTTCAAGACCAAGTAATAGAGTGTATTGATGCAATACTATCAGTTAATAGTATAGCATTAGATTTATACTTTAAGACTCTTAAACCTCTTGATTTTAGTGATATTGACATAGTAAATAAAGAAATCATAGAAGAAGAAACTGGTTATGAGTTAAGTTTAAAGAAAATAGATGGAATTGAAGCTTATAAGACTATAGAAGAAGCAGAAGCTAAAGCTTTAGAGCAAGGATGTGAAGGACATCACGAACACGAAGTAGATGGAGAAGTTTGGTATATGCCTTGTGAGTCTCACGAGAAATCAAGTCTATCAGATGAAGAATCTAAAAATGTATTAGGTCATTTAGCAGAGAGTGGAGAACAAATGTCAGAAGAATATGTATTTGTTGATGAGATTGATGAAGATAGCGACATAGACAATGAAGATTGGGCAAATTACTTAATAAATGAAAAGAAAAGTACACTATCTAAAGTTAAAGGTCTGTTAGGATTAAAAGATGAAATAGATTCCAAGAAAAAAGGAAGTTCTTTTAGTTATTTAGATTCTAAAAACGGATTATATAAAATAAGATACACTTACGCTATAGGTTCATCAAAAGCAAGTAGTTCACAAAGAGACTTTTGTAGAAATATGATGAATATGGCAGCTAGTGGTATTGTATGGACAATAGAAGACATAGACAAAGCAAGTAGAGAGGGTGTTAATAGAGAATTAGGGCATAAAGGAAGGTCATACGACTTGTTTAAGTTCAAAGGTGGGATTTACTGTAGACACAAATGGAAAAAGGTTTTATATAGGCTAGAAAGCAACACAGAGCCTTCAGAGAATTTAGGTAACTATAAAAAGACAAGAAGTATTCCTAAAAGTTATATGAAAAACCCAAGAGGTTCTAAACAAGCTGGAATTGCGCCAGAGAATATGCCTAATAGAGGAGCATACCCTAAATAAGATAAGAAATGGCAAAAGCATTATTTATAACAACTAAAGACATTAAAAGGTATTCTGTACTTTCTGGTAATGTAGACCCAGACAAGTTTATCTATATGGTAGAGATTGCACAAGATACAGAGGTACAAAATTATTTAGGAACTAAACTTTTAGAAAAGTTACAAGCTTTAATTATAGCTGGAACTATAAACGACCCAACTAACGCTTCTTATAAGACACTTTTAGAGACGTATGTGAAGCCTATGACTATTTATTGGGCATTAGTATGTTATATGCCTTTTGCTGCTTACACAGTCGCTAATGGTGGCGTATATAAGCACACAAGTGAAAGTAGTGTAACAGTAGATAAAGAAGAAGTTGATTATTTAGTAGAAAAATATAGAGATATAGCACAATTTTACACTAATAACTTTATAGACTTTATGATATATAATCAAAATACGTATCCAGAG